CATTTAATTGATAAGTGCCACTTTTTAATCTTGCTTCTTCATTCCGTTGTTTAATGGCTCTAGCCATTTGTTGATTTTTATATGTTTCATCATTAATTTTTTGAAGATAATTACTTCTAGCATCAACCATGGCTTTGTGTTGCTCAGAAGTTAATTTGTGTTTTTCTAATTCAGATAAGAATTTTTCATCTTCATCTTTTGGTATAGTATGAAGACGATTCTTTCTCATTAAATTATTAATGTGATTAAATTGATTTCTTTCAAGATGCTTATAATTTTCTAATGTTTCAGCAGCTGCATCTTGTGTTGCTTTAATACCGAAATCAATAGGAGCCATTTGCGTAGCGGTATTACGTAAACCAATAGCATCAGCAATAGAATGAGCAACTGTATTATTGCCACCATCATGTACGCTAACTTTTTCTAAAGGAGTTTTGAAACCTCTTTTAAAAAAGCTTTTACGTTGTTTTAAATCTTTATATGTTAAATCAAATATATCTTTTGAATGAACATTATTTCTAATAGCTGCACGACCAGCAGTAAATTTAGTAGCTAATTTTGATGCTCGTGCAGAATTACTTAATAATCGTTTACCGCCTTTAAAGGCAAGAGCTGTAGCTATGCCAATACCTAATGTGGTTAACGATTTTCGTTTCCACTCATTGGCTTGTTCTTCTCTAGTTCTTTTCTTTTGTAATTCTTGTATTTTACCTAAATCTTCAAAGTATCCCATATGTATTTCCTATTAATACCCAGGGCGTAATGCTGGAGACATAGTATCTACATCACTTTGTTCTAATCCATCAATGCCATTTGCCAATACATTATCGTTAGCAAATTCTGGGAATTTCTTTAAAAATTCTTCTCGTTCTTTTAATTTGTCAGGGGTTAATTTATTGTTCTTGTCGCCACCACGAATTGTTGTTTGTGGTTTTTCTTCTTGTTCTTTTATAAATTCTTCTTGTTGTTTTTGCTGTTGTTCTAATGCTAATTTTTCTAAGAACTTATCATATTTCTCTATTTTAATTCCCTGTAAATGAGATAGTATCCATTCAGCTCTTGTATAATATTTAATTGCTTTTTCCATAGGCCAATTTTCTACTTCTTCTAAATTAAGAGAAGGAAATGCCGCTAAAATCATGCAATTAAAAATATTATTTTCGTCACTTAAAAAAGCTAGACGTTCATTATCTAATACAGTACATAATGTTTCTACGTCTACGATAAGAGAAGCATCCAATATTTCTTTGCATAATTGTGTAGGTATACCAGCAGGACATTCATCTAAATCATAATGTTCTGGATATACTAAACAAGTTTGAATGACTAAATTTTCTTTTTCTAATTGAGTAAATTGGTCATCTTCATAAATTGCTTTATATTCAGCTCTGCCAAGAACTCTATATAAAAAGAACTCGTTGTCAATTTTAGACGCAACAATATTTTCATATTGGTCTACATACTTAGCAACGAGTTCCTCTATATTTATTTCTTGGGCTGAATCTTTTGTTTTAGAGTCAGCCATAAATATTAAAGCTCCTCTGTGTATACGTTAACGAAACCAGATTTAGCTAAAATTTCATCAGCCAACACTGTAGATAGACCAGCACTTTCTTCAATTAAAGCGTTAACATCTTCAGGGAAAATAACTGTGTGTTTAAGAATAGCTTCTTGACGTTCAAAGCTTTTATCTTGTAAATCACTAGCATCAGCAACATTAGCTTCACCAGATTCTTTTAAAATAGAAATATATTCAGAACGTTTTAGCCGACGGAAAATAATATCATCGCCATCTAATGTAACACGATATACGTGTTTATATTCTTCTTTCCATTTTTCGATTTGTTCTTTAGAAATTTTATGTTTAGCCATAGCTAAGTCTCCTTTGTAATTATTATTTAATATATCTAACATCTTTAGCGTAGAATGTATAAATTTCTGTAACTGGATACCCTTTTATATTATCTACACCTAAACCATGATTAGCTTTTATTATTTTAACATCTTCTAATACGATATGTACAGTATCGCCTGCCGGACTTTTTTGTCCAAATACGATATCAATATCAAATGTTGGTTTCCATAAATAAGAAAATTTATCGGCTCTATATTCACCGATATCGCCATTATTAACATTATCAGTAATTACATTGTCTTGCCAAGTATTACGTTCATGTGTAGGAAGCTCAATTGTTTTTTGGGATTCAATTAATGGTCTATTAGATTTTCTAGCAGCTTCTAAAATTTGGAATAAATAATTAGGAGATGTAAAACGGATAGCGAATGTACCAGATATTAGTCGATTGCCAACCATATATTCATCGACAGTATAAGAATTATATCCATATGCATTTTGAACTGCTTGGTCAACTACCCAATCTATACTAGAAATATCTTCTACATATTCATTGTTAAAATATAATTCTGCATCAATACAAGAATAGTATCGTTTTAAATAGGCACTACCTTCTTGTACAGTTGATGAAGAACTTCGTGTTTTTCTATATGACACATTATATGGAACATATACAGGTGTTTTGTCTAATTGTTGAATGTCACTTTTAGCCTTTTCGCCTTGGCGAACATACTTTGACATATCATATGCAGGATAATATTTATTTGTCGTTTGCATTATGTTTCCTTAATGTCGTATAAGTTTGATGCTCTGAATAAATCATTCTTTATATTGCCAAAGAAAATGTATCCAGATTTTTTATAAGTTTCAGTATCAATACAATAATATAAATTATAGTCGAACTCATCATATCGTAATCGAATTGCATAATCTTTAGATGCTTTATATGTTGTGGTCGTAAATTCATCTGACCCAACATTAAAACCGATTTGTACGATTTCATATGTATGATTGCCTTTTGGAATATCTAGCGATTTATTATATAAATTAATATTCATAGTTAAATTATCAAATAAATCATAGGCATAGTCGAAATATGAGAAATAATGAGTTAATACAATATATAATAATTTATTTTTATTGGTCACAATAGCATTCGTATGAATAATAGAATTTACTATGTTTTTAAATGCTTTATTAACAGATGGAAATGCATATTGTTTTTCTGTTTCTATTTCATTAGAAATAATGTTTTTTGCTTCTTGATAGGATTCAAATCCATTGAGTCTAACTAATAGATTTTGAGCGTATTCTTCTATTTCTAATATAGATTTATTATATTCATATTCGTATTGATTTTCTGATTCACTATATTTAGTAAAGTCAGATAATATTGTATCATGTTCATCAGCAATATAAAAGACTATATCACCCATTAGATTATTTTCGATTAAATTATAAATCATATGAGATGATGTAATAGGAATGGCTCGGTTAAACATAGTATTATTTATACTATCGTATTCTTTACCGATAAGATATGTAATTTTACCTAAGTTCTGTAAAATATTATAATCTTGAATTTCAACAGCTACTGTTTTATTAATAATACCTTCTTCTACTAATGGTCTTGATACAATAGTATTTTTAACTTCATGTTGACGTTCATATAGAATACTTTGTTTATCAGTATCTGTTAAATTTAATCCAAAAGTAGTGAATGCAGAGTCGAGAACCATTGTGTCAGCATTAAATGTATCTGTATATTCAGATGATACAGTTTTATTGTCGAATTGATAATGAAGTAATCTTCCTAAAAAATCTTCATTGTTATATAAATCTATATAATATAAAGTATTTTCTTTACATTTTAATGTAACTGTTGATTCATGTAAATTATGATATACTAATTTATTTTTTGTTTTATCAATAATATCTACATGGGTTACTGTTAATGGTAAAGACAAAATAATATTGTTTTTATTATAAATAATAGAGGCATCTTCTAACGCGTGATTCATATTAATTGTTTGAATATTTTCATACCGTTCTGCATTAGACACAATATGATAATATGATTTCTTTTCGTTATCTGTTTTATCTTCTATAGTATTATATAAATTTAATAAACTTTCTGTTTTATATAGATTTGGTTTTAATACAGTATCTGTATTTTCAATAGTAAAAGTATTTAGTTCTGAACTTAATTTAGTATTATTAATATATTTTTTTAATTGGTCAATAAAATACATTGTGCTGGATAACATAATATATGTTCCGCATTCAGCCGTTGTATTATTATTTTTATCTTCGGCGTAAAAAATATAAAGTCCAGGATTTAATAAGCCGTGAATTTCTACTGTATCTGAGTCTGTTTCAATAGATAATTCATCTTCTGGGTGTGCTGCATTATAATATTTTAATGTAGTATACCCATTTTTATATTCATTATTTTTAATAATAATGCCATCAGATAATTGTCTAATAAATGTTAATGGATATAAAGTATTTAACTTATTTTTATTAAGAAGCAATGCTCTCATATCATTAGCCGCATCAATCATATATGAATTGATATGTTGTTTTTCTGACTCTAAGATTACATTGGCTTTATCTTTTTTAATCACTTCATCATTTAATAAAGACAACACTGCTGTATTAATAGCGTATTTATATATATTCGGATAGTTAACAGGAATTTGTTTACTGATAGGCAAAAAAGAAATTTGTTTTGTTTTTGTTTCTTCTTCTTTATCATCTTTAAAAATAATATCTTCTGTATTTGTAACAGAAGTTTCTTTCGTTAAAAATTCAGGAGTTAATACTTCTTTATTTTTAATTTTCTTTTCGTATTGTTCTTTTTCTTGTATCCATTTAATAACTTCTTTTTCTGCTTCTTCTTGTTCTTTAGGAGAAGCTATTGTAAAGTCACCCCATTTAATTTTACAGCATTCATGGAGAACTTTTTGGAAAGTATCATCATCAAATTTTCCTGTACGAATATAGGCATCATATGCATCTTGATATTTTCGTTCGCACATGATTTTATTAATTTTAATTTTTTGTTGATTGGATTTTTCTTGTTCTTTTTTTGTTTGGTTGATATTTGGTTTATCTTTATCAATTTGTTGTTGCCACCAATCATGGTTATTAACGTCAGGAATTACTTGTTCCCAATCATCTTTCTTTTGTTGTTCTGGAATTTGTTCTGGAATAATCGGTTTATTTTCTTCTTTTTTAATTTCAGGTCTTTTTTTACTATGATGATGATGTCTAATTAATGCAATTAAACCAGCTAAGCCTGCTGCGATACCAGCAATTCGTTTTGTTTTTAAATTCCACCAAGAACCTTTTTTCTTCTCGTCAGTATCCCATACAATTTCTTCGAGAGAATCAGAAATATTTTTTTCTTTTTCTGCATCATTATCTTCAGCAGATAATATTTTATATGGTCTATCTATAATATTGGAGCGAGTAATAGAAGATGATTTTTTTTCTAATAAGTCTAATTTAGAATAACCAGCTCCTAAAGAATATCCTTCTTGGTCTAAATAATCTATATCTAACGCAAAAAATTCATATGTATTTTCTGTATAGAAATCTTCTATGGACATGACTTGTCCTTCGTTAACAAATGTAACTCCATAGAGAGCGATGCGAGCTTTATCCCCATATTCATTAGCCATAGCTATTGTGATATTTAATGGAGGCAATTCATCACTTAATGCATGAACTTTTGCTTTACCTTCTTTTTCTAGCCATTTTTCAAGGAGCTTTAACATCCAATGTTTGTCAAATACTTGAAAAACAAGCGAACCTGCAATTGTTCTATTATCATACACATAAGCAATTGCGTTCATATTGCCAAGTACACGTACTGGCGATTTTTCATTATGTACTGAATATGAAATTGTTTTTACTGAACCAACTACCCCTGTAACGGCATTCCCACCACTGAGAGGTAATTCAAAAACACATACCATATCCGTTCCAGAGAAGCTTGTATACGTATCTACATATTTAGTAGCTATTGTTCTTGCTTCATTTGGCATATTATTATATTTCCTTTTTGTCGTAAAAAAATAAAAAAGGTTGAATTTTGTTTCAACCTTTTTTATTACTGTTAGTTTTTATTTTATTTAGATGCACCAGTTGCACTTGTAGCATCATCTTTTACTGCACGCATATATTCTACACGACGAGCAATGAAAGTACAAGCTTTTTCAGATGAAACATCATCGATAGAGAATCCATTGGATTCATTTAAAATTTCTACACCGTAAATAACTACAGTCGCTTTTTGACCATATTCATTTGCGAAAGAAATTGTAATATCGAATGGAGGAATTTCATCTTCATATTCTGGTTGTTGAGATTCAACAATATTATTAGTGATTTTATTAGCAGCTGTTGCTGTTGCACCACTTACACCTTCAAGTGCCATATCAGTCATTTGGCTATCCCATTCTTCAATAGTCATAGCTTCCATGTTTTTATGAGCACCAAGACGGTGGAATGTTTGTTGTTGTTGGATATGCTCTTTCAAGCCTTCGATAAGAGCATCACGGTCAAACACGGTAAATACCAAACTGCCGGCAATCCCGCGCTTACCTCTGGATACAGAACGAAGTTCAGCACTGCCCATAGTGTAAATCGGAGCTTTTTCACGAGTTACAGAATAGGAGATAGCTTGTAATTCACCGATTACTGCTGTACCGAAAGTACAAACAATATCGCAACCGGAGAAAGAAGTATATGTATGGGTATACTCTGTTGCAATTGTTCTTGCCATTATTATGTACTCCTTGTTGTACTAATTTTCAAAAATGTATTAGATAGGAGAGGCATATTGCTATGCCTCTTTATATTTATTTATCTTATTACTACTATTTATCAGAACCTGCACTATCAATAGTATCAACCATTTTAATAGTGTTGCGGATTTCACGAATTTCGTAAATAGGAACGATTTGGTAATCGATTTCGATAACAGACATTTTGAGCAATTTAGGGTCATTGTTCATAACGAAGTCATATTTTTCAATCAACGTACCTGTGATTTTATCAAGGTTAGATTTAATAGCTGTTTTAAGAGCATTACGGTTAGCAGTGTGGTTTTGTTTACCAATGAATGGTTCACCAGCTTGACGAATCAAGTCTTCAACTGCACCTACAACACGAGAGCATGCAAGACGACGGTAGATAGAATCAGCATTAGCCATTGTTACACCATCAGTAACTACGATACCTTTTGTGAAGGAATTACGCATTGTTACGAAACCAGCAGATGTCAAACGAGACAATTGAGATTTAGATAATGCATATTCAAGGTTAGTTACATTGATTGGTTGCATTGTAGAAGATTGGTCAAGGTCTAATGTAGAAACGAAACCAGCATAAGCACCTACGTTATTAGAAATGTAAGTGTAAGATGCATTGTCGATTGTTAAAGAAGATTGAGCAACTACTACAGATACGTTACGACCAATATTATATGGCAAGTTATTGCGGTCAAGCATGTTACGACCTACTGCATTTTTAGCATACAAGTCGAAGTTTGTTGCAATAAGTTTATCAACCATTTCGCTGATTTTATCAAGAGAAGTGGAAGCCATACGTTTTGTGCCGATTACGCCATGAGTTGGAGTTGTTTTTAACTCAGTATAAGTACAGTGCTGTGCCAATTGACGAGCAAAATTATCAGTTGTACGGAATGGTACACGCATAGTGTAGTCATAACCAACTTCTTTATCTGCACCGCAAGTACCAAGAGCTTTTTCTTCTGTTGGAGTTGCAGGGTTCAAACCAAGAATTTCAGCAACCATATCGTCTTTTACAAGAGCACCATCTTCAGAAACTTTGAATGTGAATACGTTACGTAAGCAATTAATTTTATTTAATTCTTCAACGAATTCTTCCAAAGTCATGTGGTCAAAAATACCAGAGTTAATAACGATGCGGTTTACATCATTAAATTCAGAAGATTCAGCATATACAGAGATAGCTTGTTCATCTTCGTCTGGACGGTAAAGAGATTCTAGGTCACCAACTGGAATCAATTGAGCACCATCGATTTTGCATAAGAAAATAGTGTCGAGGTTATTTACCAATGCATAATCTTTAGTGTCCATAGTTGTGCCAGTAACATCTGTCATATCTTCAAATACATATTTTTTAGCATTTGCGGCAGATGGTTTAGCTTGTTTCAATTGGTCATTAACTACGATGATACGACCAACGAATGCAGAACCAGTGATAGCATTTGTATCGTAGTTAGCTGCACAATGTTGTACATCATCTAAATATTCAAGACCATTTTCAGTCAAGCGAGCTAATTTATTAGAATTGGTATCGAATACTACAGAACCAGCTTTATATACACCATTCTTAATAGCCTTACGAGTTTCATCGTAGCCTAAAGAATAAGAAGGATATACGTCATAGATTTCTTCAGCTGCAATAGCATCGATATCAGTAATCATGTTTTGTTCAACTTTTTCTAAAGTTACAGAATATTTCTTAGCTTTAGTAAAGTTCTTTTCATCGATAACTGGAGTAACAGAAATCAATTTATCCATGATGCTGAATTCTAAAGCAGATGCTTTTTTGAATTCAGATGCACGAGGTAATTTACCTTTAATTGTGTCATCAGCATTAGCACAAACAATAGCACGGTATTTAATTTCGGAATCTTCCAAAATAGAATAGATACCTTCTTTAATAGATACTGTGCGAGCTTTATCTTCTACTGGAGACTCAACGATACGAGGAGTGATTTCTTGACCAGCGGAATTTTTACGTTGTTCAGCACGAGCTGTGATTGCGTAGCCAGAACCTAAACGTCTATAGATTTCGAATTTAGACAAGTCTGTTTCTTCGTAATCAAAAGCGTCTGGTTTAAATGCACGGTCAATAGCACCGTAAGTTTCCAAGAATTCCCAACCTTTAGTTGTTACTTGTACATCACGCAATGCTGCACGGAATGCTTTAGGGTCATTAGCAGGGAATGTAATTGGGAATGCTTTACTTACATCTGTGTTATATTTCAAACGACGGAAGTAAGGAGCTTCAACTTTATAAGGTAAGTTCTTTTCACTTTTAGTTACGTGGAAAGTCAAAGTAGTGCGACGGTCACATAAAGATTCGTCACGACCAATTGTATACAAACCAGAAAGCATAGAACCAACTTTAAGATGGTTAGCTTCTGCGGAATGAGTTACATCATTACCTTCTTTATCAACGATAGTGAAATTCAATACGTTGTTGAAGACATAACGATTGAATAAATCAATCAAGTCTACAAGACGAGAATTAGCAGTTACATTGAAATCTTGATTCAAACGAAGTTCGTTTTTAATCATCATTTCGCTAGATTCAACAACACCACGTTGTTTTTCTACGATTGTTGCACGAGAAGCTGGTTTGTAGAAAGTAATTTTTTCATCACCATTAGTACCGTCAAACAATACGTAGCAATCTTTAGCGATATTAGAAGGGAATTGAGAAGACAATTGAAGACGGAAATCAGAATCAACTGCGAAATCAAAAGTCTTGGAAATATTTTTACCACCGATACGTACACCGTAAATTGAACGACAACCACGGTTCCAAGCATCTTGGATACCTGCTACCAAGGAAGCTTCTTTCAAAGTTTCAGATTGGTATGGTTCGCCGAAAATGTAACGAGCGTGTTCCATGGAATAAACTGGAGTTGGGGAACCAACTGGGCCATTGAAAGCTGTACCAATAATCAATACAGAATCAGTAGTGCCAAAAGCGGATTGGTCAAAGCCTGTAGAATAATCTTGTTCAACTTGCGTAATAACGCCAGGCAATTTACCAAGTTCTTCATTAAATAAGGTCATGCTCATTTAAATAAGCCTCCTATGAATTTATCATTATTAATAGTTATACGTATTTTTTAAATCAATACTCCAGAAATATCCGTATCGTAACTTACGTAATTTCTTTCTATTTCAACATAATATTGAAGACTGCGTACTGATAAATTTTGACGATAATAATCGTAGTTCTTATCAGAAAAACGAGATTTAAATACTATTTCAGCTACGCCTTGTTGTTTAAAATAACCAGCATATCTGAACATTAACTCTTCAAAATCTCTCATTACCTTATTTGCTGTTATATAGTCACTGCCAATTATATTAAATTGTATAACACATTTAAATCTTTGTGACCAAACTTGTCCGTGTCGTTTCCATCTATCATTTTTATCATCTGATTCTTCGATAAATTGGTTAATAACACGAGGTTTTAATTCAAGTTTTGGTTCATAACTAATAACATCAAACTGGATAATAGGATGATTAATTGGTACTTGTTGGTCAACAACGAATCGTGCACCTTCATCAGGATTAAATTCTACATTGTCTTTTTTCAATGCTTTTACTACAAGTTTATTAATCATAGCAAATAAATCATCGAGGTCACAATTTTTATCGGCTTGTTGCTTATCTATTTTAACAGATAAATCTTTACCCATTGCTGACTCATTACGTACACCAATTTTTTCATTATCTAAATCTACTGTTGTTTCTTTTCTATGTATAGTACTAGAATGAACTTTATTTAGAGGCGTTGTTTGTGCCTCTAATCGTTCATCTAATAATTGTTGTAAATCATCCATTATACTTCAACCTCCTTAGAGATATGAATTTTTTCAATTGAATTAATAGGAACAATTTCAAAATTAACGACGATGACAATTGTTCCTTTTCCGCTTTTATATACGTTAATAGAAACAATTGCCCATTCTTTAATTAATATTCCTACAATAGAATCTAAAAATTGTTCTAGCTTTTCTTGAATTTTTTGTTTTTTATACTCTGAATATTGCATACCCATATAATCAGAAAAATCAAGAATACGCTCTATGTATTTTTTAATCATAGAAATCGTAACAATTTTTTCAGTATCTCTAGTAAGGCGACAATTCAATAAGTTTTCTACTGTCGTTTCTCTTACAGAATGAGATTTAAAATAGGCATATAATGGATAATCCCATGCGTCTAAATGGAAAATAGCTTCTCCTAGTATATCCGAAGTAGGATATATACCAGGAGAAGTTGTTGCTAATAATGAAGCTAATACAACATCGGCCATTTCATTATTAACTAAATTATTGGCTACGATAATAATATTTTCTAAATTAGCATTTTCAGAACAGCATCGTCTAAATAAATCGTAAGAGTCATTCATATATGTATTAAAGTCATCTATTGTTTCATATAATGATGCGTGTTTACCAGATGCAATAATAGTAGATAATTTATTAATCCCAATATTTCCTAGTGTATATGCAAAATAATTATGTTTATATGAAGCATCATTAGAATCAATAAAAGAGTCATCTATCATAATATCTGGACAAACAATAAATGCAAAATCATAATCAGATGCAATATTAGCTACATCTATAAAATCATCTTTAGTTTGAATATTAGAAACAAAGATGGATTCTACTCCGATTTGTTTAGCTAATGCATACGCTTCTGTTAATTTAGATTCACCATATAATCGCAGTATATCTTTAAAAGAAGTGATATGTCTAATTTCTTTTAAAGCATAATTCGTTGCACCAGAAGCTACTATTAAGATGTTATTGTGTTTATCAAATGTTAGCGTCTCTTGTAGTGTATCGCTCATCTTTATAGCCAGCCTTTCTTAGTGCATCACGAATATTATTAAATAATTTATCTCTACCGCTTTTTACTGGTGCGGTTTCAATTCTCCAATATACAATATCATTATCATCAGAACGTTCATAATATACATCAGATACTTGGTCTAACTCAGTAGCATCATAAATAATGTCTCCTGGTTTAATATCAATATCTATATCTTTATTATTTTTTGTATAATATACATTCATGATATTTTTTTCAGCAAAACCAATATTGCTTGCGCGAATCGATACAGCTAAATTTAAATTAGCTGCATATTCACGAGTGAAACGTAATTTATTCCCTAATCCTAAACAAGTTGGACAATCTGGATTTGGTTGCTTACTGACATCATTAATGCAATGACATTGTTCTTGTTTTTTAGAGATAAACCAAACTGGGTGTGACCATAAATCGATTACTTTTCTAATATTAGGGTCAAACCAATGATTACAATTCAATGGCTTCATTTAATTAACTCCATTGAGGAACGCTACGAGCAATTTCTTGTAAAAGAGATTCTGTAGTGGTCCATTGTACATCTGTATTGGAAGAAGATTTTAAACCAATACGAGTAACTTTAGGCTTAGCACGTCCTTCTGGCCAGTATCCACGAACGGCATCTTCCCAAGTTTTTAATTGTTTATTTAAATCATCGAGTAAATCTTTTAATGTTCCTAAATCTTTTTCATGTTCGTATTCAATAACATCTAGTTTATATCGATTGTCTTTATCGAATCCAGTACTCATAATCATTCGCATGAGACAATCGTAAGTAGCTTTGAGTCTTACAAAATTTTCTACGGCAAAACTATCTGTTTTAATTTTAGATTTTGTTTGCGAAATAATGTAATCTGCATATTTAGAGGCATCTCTAATATAAGAACGCATATTGTTATCAGGAATTTCATAAGCATCAGTAATCATTTTTAACGATGTTAATGTACAATACATTGGTTTATATTCAGTTCGAATCGTAAATGTTTTAGATTCTAATGCATTACCATCTTTGTCTTTTAATCCAGAGACAGTAAATGTGTAATCAGAATTCGCTAACACTTCTTTAGGAGCGATTTTTACAATGTCTTTTGTATTTTCTTCATAGCTAATTTCAGCTACAACTCGTTCTTTAGCCATTATACATCCTCCCTTACAATTCTAACTTTAATATCAGATATATCTACATCAAAAGGAAAATCGATTAAGAAATAATCAGGTAATGGGTCTGCATACGCTTCATATTCTAAAGTATAGGATTTACCGTCACTCACTTTTTGTTTCGGACTTTCAATTCTATCTACAAATTCGATAGCATTACCTACAACTTCAGGAGTTACATCTGTATCTTTTAAAGCATCAGTTTGTGGTGTTTCATGAACCAATCCTTTTTTAGTGAAAGTAATGGGTGTGGACCACATACCATAATTCTCTGCATTTAATTCTCGTTGAGAACGCATACGAACATAATATTGTCCATTATCTGTAACTTCTTTTAATAGAATACGATATGCATGTTTATCTTCTGTTTTATATTTATCATGGTCTATATAACTTCTATATAAGATATTATAGAAATTATTATCGGAAGCGACTTCTAAGTAAAAAGCTTCTTCGAATTTACTTTTACTAATCTCTTTCCATTTTAATTCAATAGCACCTTCACAAGCTTCAAAATTAATTGGTGAAGTAATTTCTACTTCTGATACAACATCACTTTTAAAAGTAATGCGTCGCATCATAGCCAAATCTAATTTTTTCTCTGTAATAGATTGAATACCTGTGTCAGTAATGACCAGGTATTCATCTCCAGGAACAACCCATTCTCTAAATTGTAATTGAATAATATTTCTGTCAACAATAACATTAATAGGCGCGATATGTTTTGTTTTATTATTTAATACATAAATATTATTATTATCGACTGTATCTTCATCGATATCCATACTGCATTTAATAAAAATAGATTGGTCTTGTAAACTAGGTACAACTGCTAAAACAGAAAATTTAATTTCTGCCATAGAGTATTTCCTTTATAAATTATTCAGTTACTGGGTTAACGATAACTGCTTGTACGGATTCTTCCAATTCATTAATGAAGATATTAACGACTTGCATTTCAGCTGTAGCAGGAATTTCGAATACGCCGTCACGTTTTTTAGAACGTGCAGTGAATTTTTTAACTTCTACTTTTTCGCCTTCTTCACCGATTACATAATATAAACCAGTTACATCTGTACCAACTTTATAAGAAATAATTGCTTTTTTAGCATCAGTAGATTGGTCTGCATTAATTTCGCAAGTTAAATCACGAGCATCTTCTTCTTCAGTTTCTGTATTTTCTGCATCAGCTGCTAATAATTCTTCATCAGTTGGGCCAGATACTTCATCAGGAGTAGCTTCAGATTCATCTGCTACTGGAATAGTATTAGCATATACGGGTTTATTTACTTCTTCTGTATTAGGAACTAAATAATATTTACCTTCATGTTCCATAATACGAACTTCAGGAATATCACCACCAAGAGTACCACTTTCTAAAATAATAGTACCCATACGTACAGAGCGACGAAGTTGAGCACAGTTTGTACCAGATGGAATAGCTGCTGTACGTTTACCTGCTGTTAAATATACACCAGATAATTCATCATAATAACCAGCTTGACCAGGTGCCAAGCGAACTACTGCGATTTGAGACATAAGTTTCTCCTTTGATTTTTTATAAAAAATATAGGGCGGCTATATTGCCGCCCTAGTGTAGGTCTTTATTATTGACCTTTATTATTTAAAGAATTCACAGTCGCTGCGGACAATGTATTTGTCAATGTAACTGTAGGAGGTTCTGGGTAAGTAGGAGCCACTGCAAGATTGCGAGCTACTGTAATACCACGACCATTGTCGAGGATACCTACGCCATAACGTTCTTTACATTTCAAGAGACGAATGTCACGTTCTGGGTCAGTCCAGTTATCAGTGGACAATGCTTCTTTTTCAGCAATAACGCCAACAGAACTGCGGTCGATGCAGTACATATCGAATTTTTTGTTAACTTTATCAAATTTAACAAATGGAGAGAAAGATACGGAAATTGGCATTGGAAGACGACCTTGAACTTGGTTAGGTTGCATAATGAATTTTTGAGGACCTTGTTCAGCGGATAAACCAGCAAAACCAGGAGTACCTTGTGTAGCACCCCAAGGATGAACTTGAGAACCACCCAATGCACCGTAAGTCAAACCATTACCAATCATGGAGTTACGAGCGAATACTACCCAAGTCAACGGATGCATAATCACATCTGTTGGTGTCTTATCATTAGCCATCAAAGCTAATACTAAATCCAAGAAGTCTTCAGTAGTCAATGTGTTATTATAAGAACCATCTTTATTCAAACCATGAGTACCAGCTTCTGGAATTTGTGTACGCATATCGTTGTCGAATACTGGAGTGCCATGAGTAGAGAATGCATTAAAGCACCATTCTTCTTTATAGCGAGCCATAGCTTGACCCATTTTACGAATGTTGATACCGTAGATATCCCAAGAAGAATCTTGAACAGCTTCTTCTGTGATAGTTACTTTCAAACCAATTTTCTTCACGCGGATTTCCAATTGGCTGTTTTCTACAGTATTGAAATCTACGGAATCTTCGTTGTAACGTCCGCCTTCGGCAACTTCGCTTGCACGCAATTCGCCAACTACTGGAATTACATATGTAACAGAGGAACCACCTTCAACATGAACAACGTTCATGAATTTAGTAGCTAGATATTCAGGTTCAGCTGCTTCACGCAATTGACCTTCGATTACTTTAGGAATTAATTGAACAACGTCTGTAGACATCAAGGATTCTTGTACGGATACGCGACCTTTGTCATAGTTGCCGTTAATATTCAATACCATTTTTTCCATCAAGTCATAAGTATTAGGCATAACAGCTGGTTTTTCTGTAGCTTCGCCAGCTTTGAATTTTTTCAATTGAGCTTCGGACAATTTGCGACCTTGTGCAATTTTGTTCAAAGTTTCTGTAAGTCTCATAGACATGTATAAATTCTCCTTATCGGGATTAAATCAAATATTTATATAAGTCCGCCCCATTTAGGGGCGGTATGTATAAGATTATTTTTGTAACAAGATTTTTACGGAACCAACTACACCGTCCCAATCCATGAATGTAGGAACACCAGATTTACCTTTTACTTGGTATACTACACGAACGGACAATGGTTTTTTGTTAGCTTTAACTGCATCTGCAATAGCTTTCAATGTAGCATTTTCTTGGTCTTTAGCACCAATAGTAATGATACCTTGAGCTGCATTTACATATTTAACTACGAAGTTAGTACCAACTACTTGACCAACTTTACACAATTTAGCATCAGCTGCCCATGCTGTGTCATCAGCTGGAATAGCGATTGGAGTTTCACCGATATCAAGGAGAATTGTACCTTCTTTAATATTTACATCAGGAAGACGAACGATTACATCGTTGTATTCTTGCATTGCAGAACCGTCATGTGCTTGAGACAAGTCAGTAGAAGCACCAAGATGACCTACTACTTGGTCAGCTACAACCTTAGTGAATACATTAGCACCATCAGTCAAGCCAGGGATACCAAGGTCATTATAACGGAATTCTGGGTTCATACGAGGGTCATATAAATCAATGCGGTCAGATGCAAGCATATGAAGGTCATGATTTAAGTAGTTTTTATCGTATGGGTAACCAGGGTAAGTGTTAGTAGAATTATAAGGGGAATTTTCTACAGCATCTTCGCCACGGCGATTAGTTTTACGATATACAGTTGGGTTGAAATATTCAGAATTCATGCGGTCTTCAAGAGCCCATGTAGCCCATTTAGCTGCACCTTCTGGAACTAAATCAGTATTGACTGCATATACAGTACCCAATACTTGTTGACGTTCCAATTCATATTCTTGAATATCCATACCAGCCATCAAATCATTGAAGTTCAAGATGGAAGGAACGATACGACCGTTTTCGTCAGAACGCACTAAGCAACCTGGGAACAATTGGCCGTAAGCGCTACCCCAAGGATTTTGCTCTGCTTTATCTTTATAAGCAAACCAAGGCAATTCAACCAAAGCATCAGTACGAACTGGACCAGGCATAATACCATTGAATGCATCATCATCACGAGTATATTCGTTACGTTCGATAATACCGATAGGTACATTGCCAAGACGAATTTCGCCAACTTTAGGAACAACACCAGTAGTTTTTACACGAACAAGACCAGTGCCTTCTTGCATTTCTACTACTTCATCAGTGTAATCAGCTAATTGACCAATAGCGTCTTTCTTTTCTTTTGTAGGACGGAAACAAGTTTCTTCGTAAGTGTCAGACAAACCTTTAAGTGGAGTCCAATCACGACCGATAGATACTTCAGGAACATCTTTACCAGATGCTACTGGAGATACTAAAGATTTAGCATTAGCTGCTGCTTTGAATTTATCGCCAGCTTTACGCAAACGAACAGAAGCACCACCGTTAGCCAATGTCAATGTAGAGAATTTCTTTTCAGACTCAGTGTCTACTAAGTCCATACGAGGGTCAACTGCTACTACACGACCTTTAGGAATAACGATTTGATTATAACCAACGCCGAAGCCATAACGGAATAATACTGGCAAACGGAAGTCAAATGCATATTTAATATTTGGAACATCATGTTCAGATACGTTAATTTGCGTATTTGTACGATTGATGCGGTCATCAGAATGGTCACGGTAGCCAGGAAGGTTAGCTTGGAAGCGAGAACCATCATAACCTGGACTCATGATTTCTTTATTAGTGAAATTTCTAGGGTAAAGTGCCATTTAAAAAAGCCTCCTAATTATTTATGAGTATTTAAAATATCAGAGAAGATGTTGTAAAATTGTTCTTTCAAATCAACTGTTTCAACTTCTTTAACATCTTTCTTTTCTTCAGATTCTTTCAAAGAAGGGTTTTGTAAAGTGTTACCCAAGTTAGAAATATCTTTATCTTTTTTAATTAAAGATTCTTTGAAGTCTTTAGACAAATCGCTAATAGAATCTTTAATAGATTCTTCGGAACGATTTTTAACAGCTTCAACATCAACGTCAGAATGACCTAAAGCTTCACGCATAGTTACAAAGTTTTGAACTAAAGCTTCTTTCAATTCAGCTTTTACTTCAGCAACTTGTGCTTCTAAGCCTTCACGCATTTGTGCAGCTTCTGTCATTTTTTGAGTTAAATCATCTTTTTCTGTTTTAAGACCTTCGAGCTCTTGTTCGAGGGATTCTTTAACAGTAGTCAAATCAGAATTAGTTTTTTCTAATTCAGCGATTTTTTCAGAAGTTTGAGTTGCAGTTTCTTTTAGTTCAGTTACTTCTTGTGTAAGTGCAGTAACTTTAGCTTCAGATTCTTGCAACTTAACTTTCAAATCTTCAGGCATATCAGTTATGTCTCCTTTAGTTAAGTTTAAATCTTGATTAAGACTTTCAGCAAAAGCCTTTACTTTACTATTACTTGCAGTAGCAGGATATATATCAATATTTTTTGCATACATATCGCTAGGTACAATTACATAGCTAAGTTCTTTTGCTTCCATTTCGTGGATATCCCAGTAACAGGTCTCTCCATTATATATAGCACCACGTTCATGTTCACAAGTTTCTCCATTAGCCAATTCTTGACCACAGATAGAACATTTTACGGAATGAGCAATTACACCAATAGATGTTGTTTCTAATAATCCAGATTTCACATCTGCTTTTGCTTGTTCACCAGGAATGTTAACAGTGAATAGTAAAGCAGGAGTTTCAGAACGCGTATTTTTAGTTATATATTTTGCTTCACAAATACGGCCAATAATTTCGCCATCTTCTTCATTATGATGTTTAATTAATGGTCTTCGATAAGGATTTGTCCAAGATGCTACAGATTTCTTTAAGCAATTTGGAGTATATCGAGTATAATTTCGTGTCGCAAATGGAGCTGCATGGATACCTTCAATTTCTACCATAATAGAATTAGGGTCGATAACTGAACTACCAGCGGCCTCACTTAAATCTAAGTGCTGGTTAAATCCATCTACAATTGATAAAAAGTCTTTATCAATCTGTTCCTTAATCATCATCGCCATCGTTATTCACCGCCTTTCTCTGGTTTAATTTTGCAAGAGCAATAAGCGTGAAATGGTGGAATATCATCTAAACTAAAATGATTAGTATCGATGATGCTTTTATGATGCTTCTTATCTTCGCTGTTACCAAAATCTACGTATACTTTATTTTTTCCAAGGGCATTACAGGTTTTAACATAAGCATACCAGTAAGATTTTGAAACAGTATATTCAGTTAAGAAGCGAACACGATATTCAAGAGAATTAAATACAGCTTCTTTTTCTTCTCTGGTTTCACATTTTTTAATACGTTTGTTAATTTCTTTGAAGATATTATTAATTGTATTTTTAGTCTCTTTTACGATATTAACAGTTTGTATATCAAAAGTAAAGTCTGGCTTTTTGCTTCCACAATCTTTAATTGCTTTTTCGTATCCAGCTAACATTTCTTTTTCCATATATTTTTCAAGCATTTTTAAAATACTTTCTCTTGTGAGAGGTATAGTAAAAACGTCCTGATTTTTAACATCGTCACATACATCATTACGCATTGCTTGGAACTTATTATATATTACACTAAAATTTTTTTTATAAATATCTATATTTTTTTTAGTGATTTTATTTCTGTCAGTTGCAGATTCTGCAAATTCTTTAATGTTTACAGATGTTTTTCCATGTTGATTTTCTGGTTGTGCAGTATTAGAAACTTGTTTATTTTCATCTCCCGCATCACCTTGTTTTCCTTGTGGATTTGTATTATCTCCAGATTGAGAACCATCAGGAGTTAACATGCCTTTACCGGCCCATACTAAATCCATTTTATTTTTTTGTACTACTAAATTAGCATATACATCATCGATAGAAATATTATCTGCACGACGTCCAAGTTCTTTACGTAATTCTTCGAATGTAATCGCATTACCTTGATATTGATTTAAATAATGATTTTCAACTTTAACTTTAGTTTCTAAATTAATTTCATTAAACTCAAAGGATACAATATCGGTTTCATTAAGGATTGGATTAAATCCACCTTCTAATAACAATTCATTAAATAAATTATTTTGCACGAAGTTAGAAATACTTTTTTGGAAATATTTTACAGCATCATGTACTTGTTCTTCCATAGAGTCAGCATCTTGTTTTATACCGCCACGACCCATCATAGAAGTCGATAAGTATAATGCAGAGAATACACGTTTTTCAAAATATTCTAAATAAGGCTGTGCATTTAACGCTACATTATTAGCACCAAGATTTTTAAATTCAACTTTTTCATTCGTAATAATTAATCCATCATCGACTAATTGTTCTACGACTTGTTGAGCTTCTTTAATTTCTTGGTCAGTTGCCATCATACCCTGTTGAGGAATCCCGACTTTCATTTGCGTAATCGGGAATAAACAACGATAAATTAAACGTTCTACGTTGCCTTCAATACGTCTAAGCATTTTTACATCTTCTAGGGCAGATGCAATTCTTGGTGTACCAAATGCATTAGAAGCTTCTTTATCAATATAAAAATGAATAACATCAGTCGGTTTAAATTTAACTGAATCATTTCCTAGCGTTTGTTCATAGCGTTTAATAGCACCATTTGTATCACGCTGAATTTTTATGGTAGCTGGGTCAATTCTAAAATAACCACCAACTGCTTTACTGTCATAAACAGGGTTAATTTGTAAATCAGATAAATTAACGCCAGAAAAATCTGTACGACTTTTTACGAGAAAAGCATTCGAATAGGCAACTAAGTCATTGCCTATTTCAATTAATAAATTGCTAAATGCTTCTCCTGTCATAAATGACATGAGTCGTAAACGCTTTCTAATATATTCTGCGGCTGCATCATTTTCACTAACGATGCTATAGCCAGCTTTAAAAATAAGCTGACTATAATCCGTTACAAATCGTTTAATATAAGAATCTGATTTAATAGCTGCTTGAATTTCCGTTAATGAATATTCAGCTTCTGTTAAATCATTAGATTGAGCAGAACGACCAGTTGCTTTAATCGTAAACTTTTTAATATCGTCTTGACTAAATGCAGGCGTACTGCCACCAGAAGCCCCTTGTTTTTTAGCAGGAGTTGATGTGGCCCCAGCTTCTTGTATGTCTGGAATATTTGGTTTCCAGAATTTTAATGCATCAAGAAGAGCCATGTTTTCTCCTTTATAAAGAAAATATATTTTCGTCTACAGTATTACTACTATTATTGTTTATTATTTTGTACACTACGATTACCAGTAGTTTTTTGTGTATTTTTTTGGTCTACTGTAGTTCCTTTTACGATGCCAGCATTGTCAGTTACATTATCAGCCACCGTATCTTTCGTTACTTTCACGAATAAAGAATTAGTCGCGTAAATGTCTACACCATTTTTAATGAGCATAGCTTTCGCTTGTGCTTCTTTAACTGAATCATCGAGAATATCATTTAATAGTAAAGCAGATGAATTTAAATATTTATATGTATTATATAAAGCATTTTTATATTTGCTATCATAATTAGCTCTACTTTCACGTAACAAAGCATTGCTATGAGATTGTGTATATTCAGAAGAATCTTTATATTCTTCTCCGTAATAACGTTCTCGTTGTGCTTCAGCTGCATGCCAAGCTCTTAGATGCATAACGGTTTCATCGACCGTATGTGTTTTTTTAAATAATCTAGTTTTTTGTTTTCTAACAATTTGACTTCTGACAATATGGTCTCGACAATGTTCTAAACTATTGCCAGGAGGAACGATTACAGCATTGCCATCAAATTCTTGAATTAATTCTTTTACGGATTCAACACCACTGTCTGCAACAAGCATTAACATTTGTTGATAATATTGTCGCATAATCATTTGTAAGCGTTCTAAATAATCTTCTTGTAATTGAATAATGTCTTTATTGTAATCATCTTGAATTAATTGTACTAAAGTCTTCGGCATTTCAATTCTAAGATTAATTGTTTCTGGTTCAGAGAATAAAGAAGGAATATCTTTATGACCTTCAATGACAGGTATATGATTTGTATCTACTGTAGGTACTTCTTTTGGCGTTTCATATGTTGGGTCATCTGGTTTAGGATGATTGCCTTTAGGAAATCTATTATTTAGTCTATCAATTAATTTATCGATGATAGCATGTCCTAAAAAATTTACATCATCTGGCAATAATTCTTTAATTTGTTTAAAATCTTGAATAATATCAGATGGCTCTCGTTGTTCTTCATCTAGTAAGGCTTCATTAGGATTTTCTAATTGTTGTCTTAGAAAACGAGCATCTGAGTCATACTGATTATCAGGTCCAAATGATGGACGATATAATATATTTTTATTTTCGTCTTCCATTTACCACATCTTTCTACCAGGAGAGTTACCGCCACGAGCTCCCCAAGAACTACCTCCTGAAGAACGATTGCTTTTACCAGAACCTAATGGAACAGATACCCATTTTTGATAATCGCCACGACGTTCACCTGGTCCTTTACCGATTTGTTTATATTGTGTGTCTCTTTGTTTCCATGCATCATTCATTTCTTCAATACGTTTCATACGCATTTTAAAACGAGTGTCTAATGGATTTTCTGTCATAGTGACACTAAAATTACTTTTAATTCCTTCAATAGCTTGTGCAACTTCTGGGAATTTTAATACGAATGCTAAATGAGCTAAACCTAATGCATCAATAAAATGTTCATCTTTAGAAGTAAAAATAGCTTTGCCATCAGAACTATATCGTTCAATCGTATAGTTTACTAATTGTCTATAGATATGTTCATCATATGGGCATAAAGCAATTCTATCTCGTTCGAAAGATAATTTTAATTGATTCACCATAAATTGTTTAACTGGCTCTTTTGTAATCATTCTGGTAATTGGGTCAATTACATCTAGTTTTTGACTAAATTGATAACCAACTACTTTGTCTTTCAATCCAGATGATGGATGTTTATCACCATAAATATGAAGACGCTCTAGCTGGTAATCTCCATATCCGCGGTCACAGAATATCCATGATGGATTATATATGTCATTCATTTCGATGATACTATTAACAGCATTATCTAATGTATATTCACCTTTAGGTATTTCGATACGTTGCATAACCATAAATTGTTGTAGGTCAGGAACATATTCTAATATTAACAAGGATGAGCCTGCTTGATAGGCATCATAATCTCAATTGCGTTCTAATGTAGTCGCTAATTACATTACGTTCTCTTATGAACTGCTATATATCTCTATATAGTTCAGACTATATTATCCTTTTTACTAATAAATTAATAAAAAGGTTTCCTGTTTCCACTCGCTTGAGTGTACTCTCTTTCGAGATAGTCGTTGAACGTTCTTTTTATTTATTTATAAAAAGCTTCGCTGCGGATTGTCTAATATTAATCATTGTTACTATTATAAGTAGATTAATCTCTAAAGAGGTTCCCGCAATTAAAGAAATTTATTGGGCGCCGATTATATTAACGCCCATACATCTCCAAGGATTAGGAGGTGCTGGATTATATTTAGTATAATTAATAAAATTAGGACGTTCTCCAAATTCTTTTTCAGCACGTCTTAGTATTTCATCTGTTGGTGGTAAATAACAATAATTAAATTTATTTTTTGCATCATCAATCATTGTTTTATTAAAAACACCAGAATCTTCTGTGCCGAATTCTGCTAAGATTTCATGTTCATAAGCAGAAGCCGTCATAGTAGATTTAAAAGAATCATCCATTTCTTGAGTAAAACCAGGATTATCATGGCTAGGGTGGTAGTGCTCCACATAATTCATGTCCCGATTAACACACATATTATAGAATGTACCGCGTTTACCAGTTGGTGTAGATGAAGCTGTAATACCAATATCATCACGTTCGGCAGCAATCATAGCAATGGTATCATAGTCTCCATCGGCCATATAATCGAGTTCGTCAAGAAATATCCAGTCGGCTTTCTGACCCCTCATACTGGCTGCATTCGAACCAGAGGAGGCACCTGTCGTAAAACCTAAAATAGCAGAACCATTTTTAAATTCAATCATATATGGGCTATTAATTAATCGTTTTACTTCATTATCTAATAAAGGACTATTAGCTAAAATTTCTTTTAATCGCATCCAGAATGCATTAATTTGATGTTCGTAAGGAGCGGCAAATAAAACACGAAACGCTGGTTTAGTTAGTGCTTTATATAAAGCACTTACAATCATCGTTTCTGTTTTACCAGTATTATGTGTAATGAATTGATTCGCTACGAAATTATGATATGTATCTACTTCGATATCGTAAGTCATTTCTGCTGGCAAATCTTTCATATTCACGATGCGTCCCCACATAATCGTATCGCACGTTAATATTTCGTCGTATTCATGAATACCGAAATGGTGCAATACAGTTAATGCAGAATCTAACGATTTATTATAAGACACTTCGAGTCCTAATTCTTTTAATATTTTTTTCTTTTTCGTTTTCGTTAAGCTATCAAGTAACTTAATAATATTTCTAGGCACGAATGGATTATCATCATAATAATCTACAGAGTTTTTATAAAATGCATAATCTTTTTCTGAGAATTTATCTTTAATATGTTGTAATCCAAATGTTTCTATTGTTTTAATCACGAAGATATTTTTATCTATCGTAAAGTCACTGAAATTATTTTCTAAATGAGCGTCACCGAAGATACCGAATTGCGTTAATATATTTCTAATGCCAGCAATTAAATAACTTCTATTATTTTGAAATGTAAAATTTAAAAACCGAGTGTTATATTCTACGATTCTTTTTTTCTTTACGGTGGTATGTGTTTTAAATAATTCGTTGAAGAAAATAATCAAATCTTCTTTTCGCAACGAAGCGATGTCATTAAAATTACCATACCAACCATACCAATGACATAACTTTAGTATCTCTTCGTTTTTAACTTCGAAGAAGCATTCATCTTCTGTACTTAATAAACGTCCGCCCATATTTTTAACAGCTTTACTGACTACTTTATACGCAGGCGAATCTTTTAATAATAAAAAGCCATGACGTTTATTTTTGTAAATATAACTATTATAGATATTAGCTATCAAACGAATTTTATTTTCTTCCATGGTATTGTCACCGAAGAAATTAATTTGACTCGCAATAGCAATATGGTCATCGTAAGTTAAATCTTCTGCATTCTTCCAACCAGTGGCTGTTAAAAATGGATGATTATCGGTTACGATAATTTGCGTACCGAGATGCGTTTTTATATATTTTAATGGCTTAACACCATTTTCCCATATTCTAGCTTTTTGTTTATGTTGTTTATACGTTTCCATATCATAAGCAACGACACTAAAATCATCAGGAGTTTTTTCAAATATGTCTTTGGCTTGTCTATATCTTCCTTGTTGACTATCAAAAATCATAGTTCTGCCAGCGACACAACGACGCCCGCATCTAAATACTAGACGTGTATGTGTATCTCTTAACATCTCTGCTTGATAGTCACGAGCAATCCATGGAACTACCTTTTTTGTTTTAGGGTCATTCGTTCTAATGAAAGCCTTAGCCCATAATACAGGGTCGCCCATGATTTCTTTCATTTTGGCTTTTTCTATTTCATTTAATTTAAATGCCAAAAGAGAAATCCTCCTTTATGTAAATTTAAAAAATAATATACTTATTATAGTATAGCACAAAAGAGCCTAGTTTTCTACTAAGCTCTTTTATCATTATCGTTTCATATATTTGGCTTCATTACCCATGACTGCCATTTTATTATTATATTGTGTTCGTTTCATGACATTCATGGCTGCTTGACGCATAGTATAAGCACCTTCTGTTTCATTAAACATAGCATTCTGGAATGGAGTACCATTGCCTCTGTACATCATAGTATATTGATGTTCACGTAATGCCTGATAACCTTTAATCGCATACTCAGGAGCATTCATAACTGCTTGTGCTCCTAAATACGTACCCATACCGAATAAGCCTAATCCAAATTCAGCAGCGCCTTTCACGAAAGACGAACCAGTACTATTACCTTCTTGTTTACTATCATTATATGTACTATAGCCAGCTAAGCCACCCATAGCTACATTCATTTTACTAACGTCAGGCTTAAAACTAGGTTTAAGTGCTTTACCACCAGTTTTTAATAATGATACGGCTTTACCTAAAATCATTTACCGATTTTACCTAACATACCTAATGCACCAGCTATACCTAAACCAGCACCAGCTGCTGTACCGATACCTGCTGAGCCTTGACTATCACCAACGCGATTACCAGCAATACCAGCACCAGCTACAGTACTTGCTACAGCTGCACTCGTAATACTTGCTTGTAGTCTATCGCCACGTTTCCATGCATCAGCAATTGTTTTGAAACCATTAATCGGTTTATTAAACATACCCATAATCTTAATCCTTTCTATATAAATTATATAAAGATTTTATACTAGAACCAGCATTTACGCTTTTATATCGTATTTCTGTATTATCTAGCCATTCATTAATCAATTTTAATATATACGTAATCATATATTAACCAAATCGATTCTGATGTAATGCAAATGCTAAACTACCATCTACACTACCAGTATTACTATATTGTTTTTTATCATCAACAAAGGGTGTAGCATTTTGTACTGTATTATCGATAGTACCTAATGAATAATTTTCTACTGTATCCATTCCTTTACCAGCAGAGCTAACCATACCGGCACCGATAATGGCACCTACACCTAATTTAGTAGGAACAGGTACAGGAATTTTACTAGTATATTTACCTTCGCCAAATGATTTAACATTAACGAATTTCCCGCCAATTTTTTTAGCTGAACTAATTATACTCATGTATTTATTCTTCCATATTAATAATATCTTTCATCATATCAGATAATGAAACAGCTTGTTCATCATCTTTTTGATTTTTAATTTTATCTTTACGAGTCATCATCAATAATTGATATACCGAATCTCTTTTTTTACTCATACGTTCATACGCATCCCATGCTTTAGATACAGTCGGCTGAATAATTTCATTACCTTCTCTATCGGCACCAATAGCCATATCAAGTACAGGTGTACCTTCTTTAGCGAGTAATGCTTTACATCGTTCTAACATAATATCTAACGTAATTAATTCAGATAATAAATTTTTATCTGTAAAACTAGCAGTATTAATATCTATATCAGAAGAATATCCCATGGCTCTAATATCTATTTGTGCGAGTTCCGTAGGACAATATTCACCGACAGGAGCCATATCATATTTTAATAATTCGCAGGTAGATTCATATGGACAGACTTTGCCTTTACATACTAACGGTACTTTAGCGAACATACCATTTTTAGTACTTAGCATAGTCATAGCAGCTTTTTTACTTTCGAGTGCTTTAGGAGATAAACCCCATGGGTTATCGCTCTTAGTCATTAATTTTTCGAAGCGTTCTCTTTTTTTAACGATACCATTTAATTCTTCTTCTTCCGACCAAGTGTCTTCCGCACCAGATTCAATTAAATCTTTATCTGCCAAGCAGACACCTCCTTTATTATAATTAGTATATAAAAAATAAAATTAATACTTGCATCTATTTTTATATTACTATATAATAATAACAGAAAAACTAATTGCATGCAAAAGGTAGTGTGAATCTCCTCGTTAAATAAGAATACCTACCGTAAAGTTTTTCTTTTCTCTCTCTCCTGTCTGACTGATACAGACACAAAACTCCTTATAATGATAACAAAAAAAGAGATGGCTAACCTCGGGCTGTCTCTTTTTTTGTATCTATTTTTTCTTTTACGGGAAAGAGAATTATGAAATGAAAAATGTAAAAAATATTATATGAGAAATGGAAGAGCATTTGATAAATAAAAGAAAATTATATTGTTATTATCGGCTAAATGAAAATCCTATAAAGGAATGAAAAATTGAAAAAAATTGTGAGAAGTAACAAATTATCAATTAAAAGTTTTAGTTGAGAATGCGTATATGGATTTCAAAAATTATAAAAAATTTGGAGTGGTAGCAGGTATAAATGAAAATTTTGGGCCTGAAAGTTTTGAGCCCCCGGGTTGTAAAACTGTTTCAAAATTTTTATTTCTTTTGCCTTTTTTAATCTGGGCGACTTTTTAAATACAGATTATTTATTTTTCATGTGGAGGTAAATAACCATGAAAGAACTAAAAACAATCCATGAACTTTGTGTTAATATCGTTGACAAAGAGATGGAGAAAAAAGCAATGACTGGTGAAGGTTTCACACTAGAAGAGAAGAAAGCCATTGCAACTAGCCTAAATCTTCTTTGGACTAAGACTGAATTAAAATTCGGTCTCAAGTTCATTCTTCGTTGTTTAGATGAGGAATGGGAGTTAGATGCTGAGTCTTCTTACGATTGTGGAGAGAAATGTACTTGGGAGCCATCAAAAAGCAAGTATTATACTGTTGCCAATATATTGTTATATTGCAATGGGTATAAAACATTCAAACAATTTGAAAGAATTGGTTGGTTTGAATTATTTAAGATAGTTACTGATGAACTTTCTTCTTCTAACTAATCTTCTTCGCCGTGAGTTAGGGCGAATACTAAGTACTAACTCTTTTCTTTTATTTCTATTTTTTTATTTTATTTTAATCGTACTATGGAGGTACTATCATGTCTATCAAATCTATTATTTTAACTACTGTTGCTGTTTCTTCTATTTTCTTTTTCGCACCTTCCGAGCATACTGTTACTCATGAGATGACAGTACGTAGCGGAAGTACTATCAATACTATGGTAATGCAAGCTGCTGAAGCTGAAGGTATCGACACAAATAGTGTTGACTTGAATGAATCTCGCGATATTACAATTCATGAGAGTGGTGTCGATGCAGGTAACTTGAAACCTGGGTCTACTGTAAAGGTAACAGTAGTGTATCGTAAGTAATACTATTTGTTACTATTGTCGTACTCTGAGCTATGCGACGTTAAATAAGATAGCTCTTTTTATTTTTTTTTGATTTTCTTTTTTTATTTGGTATAGGAGGAAACATACCATGTTAAATTTAATGAATCAAATCTCTGTAACTTTAATCTCTATTTCTTCTAAAGCTGTTATCGATACAGCATACTTCGATGGTATCGGTATTTCTTTTAGTGATGCTGGTATTGCACAATACAGACTCATTGAACAGTCTCGTCGCAACTTCTTTGAACTATGGATTCTTATTGGTAACAATGGTGAGTTCCTTCGTTACGAAGGTGAACTTAGTGTTGAAGCACAGGCAGTAGCTAACCAATTATTTGACGTGGCTTGGTTAAGAGAGTCTGAAGCAGAAGAGGAAGCGGTATATCAAGAAGACCGCTTTGGTGTACCTGTAGAGGTACTTCGTTATGAAACCAAATCTTTTGTTCAAAATACTAATGTTACTTCTACTGTTTATGCAGTAGACCCTAGTGTCCCATTCTAATCTGGAGGTAAAAGTGTTATGAAAAAAGATATTATCTTTATCGTAGTATTTTGTTTAATTGCTAGTGTTTTATGCAACGTTGTAGGTTATTTTTTGTCTCAATATATTCATTTACTTTAATGGGGGTAAGCAAAATGAAATTGTATAATTTGGGAAAATTTGAAGGCGTTTCTAGTTTTTATGGTTACGTTACGGATAGTCATGTTAGACTATCTTGTAAATGCAATCGTGATTTCATTAATTATATTTATAAGCACTTAGGAGCTAATGGTGCTTGTACTTATAATTATAATTGTGAAAAATTTATTGAATTCTCTCGCATTGATGCGGAGACTCGTGAAGTGTGGAGAGTCTTTGAATTAAAACAATTAAAATCTCTATTTGAAGCTTATAAAAAAAGTAAACTTCCTGTTCAAGATTCACTTTTCGAAATTGCTTAATTTTCTGTGGTTTATTTAAAAGTGTTCCACATTAAAAAAAACACTTTTTTATTTTAAATCTTTTTCTTATTAATTTTAATATGGAGGTAAATTATGGAAAAAGTTGAATTAAAACATACTGATGTTCTTAGAGAAATAATCAAAACAAACCGGTCAAATATGCCGGAACGTATTAATATTATTTCTATTGACCTCAATCTTCAACGTAACGGCAAATTAAAAATGATGTCTCGCGTATTGTCACCAACAGCAAACAATGAGTTATTCTATTTAGATAATAGTACTCATGATACTTTTATGGTTAAAACCGTTCAAGAAAAAAACGGTCGTCCTTATGAAATAGAAGCTGTTGTTCCTCGATTTTCAGAAGCTTATATTGAAGTATCCATTTTAAAGGAATACGCAGATGTCGTTTGTAACGGCGTTTATAAGTATGGCTCTGAATTTTATATTCCGTCACCAACTAAGGATGATGTGTTTGTACATTTAGTTTCTGGTAAAGAATATCGCAATTTCCCTGAAGATAAATGCATAGTATATGGTCAGTTTAATGGTCATTGCTGTGCTATTGCTTCAGCATCTGATGCAAAGAAACTGAAGTTGTCTTTGTATGCTGTACGTGGTGTTTCTAATTTCGATAATGCTGAGTGGAGTAAAGATGTCCACTGTGGCATGTACGAAGAATTATTAAAAGAGTTATTGAAATAATAATATATCTCTCTTTTATTTTAACTGTTTTTAGATATAATGGGAGGAAAAATTATGTCTATCCAAATTAATAAACAACTTTCTCAAGCAAGTACTCGATTGAGCCAAATGAGAGCTCCACAAAAACGGTTACATCCAATCACCAAGTATGCCATTTATTTTGGCAAATTTGAAGGTGGATTGGTTGAGTCTTATGAGTACTTTGACGGTAGTGCATTATTCAACTACCGTAAAGTAGCAAGAGCAATGAACGCTGAATTGGAATCATTAGGCACACCTTTTTACATTAAGGATGAGCTTGTATTGGGTATGGGCCTTCAAGCTCGTCCTTATAGTATTAAGTCTTATTTTGTTGCGACTACAATTAAAACAATTGTGGAAGCAATTAAGAACAGAACTTCTAATCAAATTGTTCATCTTCATATTCCAACAATTACTGCTGAAGAACGCGAGGATTTTATCCAAGCATTAAATAAGAATAAAGAGTCTCGATATTGGGGCAAGGTTGTAGTAGTAACTATGACTGATGAAGCTATGTCTGAAGAATTAGATTTTTTTGCAGACATGAATGCATTTAAGGCTCCTTATTGGCCTGAATGCACTTCATATTTCAATGTACTTGAAATGTCTCATGCTAGTCATGATGACATTAAGATGTCTTCTCAACTTTGTAAGACTTTGTTTACTGCTAATGCAGAAGTTACTAAAGAATTAGTACTTGAACGCACTAAGAAATTAGTAGAAGCTAAAATGGCACAGGTGCAACGTCAAGAAGCATCTGATGCAGCTTTAAAAGATTTGTTTGGCGACGTTTCTAATTTAATGAACTGTTTGCGTCCAGATTTTGTGCAAGAACAATCTGCAAGCTTATATCGCTCTACTGTAGATAATACCGTAGAAGGTATGTGCCGCACTGTCAACAATCTTAACCTTCCATGCGAAGGCTCTTATGGAGCAGTAGTTCCAGAACTCAGTTTATTATTCTCTAACACTGGATTATTGCATTACGGAGAAGTATATGCTCCAGGTCTTGATGGTCAAGAAGTGCTTATTATTAAGTATCCTAAGATGGGCAATCATGAGTTTATGATTGCTCGTTGTATTGACAAGACTGAATACATCAGTCGTGCTGTAGGTATTCTTTCTCCAGAGCAATTCAAAGAATTCAAGCATATGGTTGAGACTCTTGGAGATGGTTTATGTGTATTACCTGCTATTGCTGAGATTATGAAGCAATTAGCAGGACTTGATTTTGATGGTGACAAAGTTGGGTTAATTACCGACAAAGCTATTGTTGCCATCGCGAAACAAACAGAATCCGTTATTACTGTTATTGAATAATAGCGGATTCTTTTATTTTAATTATTTTTATGTTTTCATTTTTGGAGGGAAATAAAATGAAAGTAAATCAATTAGCAATATTAAACAACGAAATCACTTCCATTTACATGTCTGAAGTAGCAAGACAAGAACTTGTCGATGTTGGTGTAGTAACCAACAATTTCGACTTTGCTTGCCTTGCGGAAATTAACGTCCGCAGTGGCCAAGCGAAACTTATCGAAGAAACTAAAAAGTCTTTCCGTAATTTAGGAATTTGCTTAGGTTCTACTAATCTTACAATTGACTCTTTTAAAGGTCTTCTTGATGTGTCTGTTGATAGTGACCATGTATATGGTACTATGGTAGATACATTAAATGTTACAGAAGAGTCTTTGAATAAAATCATGAGTTTATTGGTGTCTGGTAACATTAATGACAACAATACTCTTCTTGTTGCTGCACGTGTATTGCAAACATTGGGTCGATACACACAAGAATATGGTATCGATTCATTTAAAACTTTTGTTAAGCCAATTGAAGTATTGGCTGACGAAAAGTTAAAAGGCATGCGTTCAGCTTTAAAAGAAACAAGAGAAGTTAAAATTAACTGGGATTTAAAAGAAGCAAGTGTCAAAATCAACACTGACAAAGATGAAAAAGAATGCTTCTTTATCAAAAGTGTTATGTCTGACACAAGAGATGAAGCCATCGCAATTGTACAAGAAGCTGTTGAAGAACTTTCTAAAAAGGTTCAACGCATGGACAAAGTACGTGCATATGTATCTCAAAACAACATTCATCATGAAGTAGCAGAACATTGCATCAATTGGATGCAACAAGACTTCATGACATTGAGTTTTGCTGGCAGAGAATACAAAAAAGAATTGCAAGAGATGATGAATGGCAATCTTGATAAAGTGGCACGTGAAAACGCTCGTGCTAAATTCGACCCTTACTTCATGGGTCAACGTAATCTTCTCCGTCAAATTCTTGCTACAATTAATGTGCAAGATGAAAAAGCAGCTTTATTAGCATTAAAAGTAGCTTGTGATAAGCAAGCTAAGAAAGATGCTGATGCAGATGC